CGCGGTGTACGCATTACCCAGGGTCAGGGCGTTGCCCGTCGGAATTACGATCTGCGCGCCCGGCTTGTTCAGCTTGATGGTGCCCGGTGCCGCAACACCCGTACCCACCACGTACTTGTTACCGTCGTCCGCCGCGAAGGTGGCGATATCGCCAGCCAACACAGTGCCGGTGCCCGTCGCCAGAGCAACAGAGTTTGCGCCGATGGCTGTTGCGCCGCTGGTAACGTAGGCAGCGCCGGTGCCCTTAACGTGACGGCCCACCTGGTGGGAATGACGAATCGCCAGGTTCATGATGCGGTCGGTCATGCCGTTACGCAGCATATCGCTGGACCCGGCTTCGTTGACCTTGAACAGGCCGGACTGCTTGCCACGCATGTTGCCAATGGCGGCATGTCCCAGCACCAACTGCAGGTCGTTGGTAGGCGCGCCGTTCTGCTCCAGGATGCCGAGCACGCCCGCGAAGTCCGACAGATCGGCAGCCGTACCAAACGGCGTGGTGCCAGCAGTGCCGTAACCGCGAGAAGCCTTGCGGTAAGCCTCCAGCCAGAGATCCTTTTCGATCTCGTTAACCAGGGTGCGCATCGCCTGATAGAAGCGATCTGCCTGAATGGTCGAGAACGTCCCGGCGTTTTTCAGGCCCTTGGTTTCCTCGCCGTTCCAACGAACCGGTACGTGCTTGCTCTTGGTGATGGCGACTGCGACGTTATCGACGACCGCGTCGCCGGTATCCGGCGCAGTAACACCTGGGACGTTGTCCGCGGCGGCCGCTTCAGACGTGATAGGCACCAGCACGTTTTGACCGATAGCCGCACGCGCAACAGAAGAATCGCGAGACACGGCCGGGATGAAACCGGTCAGCTCGCGAGAAATGACGTCCAAGGCCTCATAAAGGTCAGGAACGAGGTTGTTCAAGGTATTCGCCACGGGCGTTCTCCAGATATGAAAAAGCCCGCAAGCGCGGGCTGTAGGGTTGCTGCTGGGGTTCGCCCAGCGGCTTAAGGTCAGTCAGTGACTGTTCCGCCGCTTCGTGCGTGAGCAGCTTTTGCGGCCGGATCAAGCGCATCGAATGCGGCGCGTGGTAGGGCCTTGGCTCCACCACCATTGCCACCACCTGTAGCTCCGCCGCCAGTAGCGCCAGAACTCTTCAGGATGTTTTCACGGTGCGGGTAACGCTCAACGAGCGCCTCAAGAGCCTCGTCGAAGTCGGCCAGCTCGCCCGGACGGGCACGGCTGTAAATCTTGTTGCCGTCATCGCCATAGGCAACGACCTTGCCGTCTTCGACCTTGAAGGCCTTGCCGAAGGTGTTTTGCAGCATGTCCGGCGGCACGGCGATCTTGTCGCTCACGAACCTGGAGCGACCGAAAGCTCCGCCGATCTTCTCCTGATAGAGAATACCGGTGGTGGTATCGCGCTCAGCCGTGACCGACTTCACCTGCTCGGCAAGTGTCGACACCTGGGCCTTGAACTTTTCTTCGGTGGCCGCGATAGCAGCGGCTTTGATTTCCTCGACCTTGCCTGCCTGAACAAGCTGGCCAGCATCAAGGTTCGCAACCGTTGCCAGTGCGGCGCGGGCCTTTTCAGGGTCATCGATGCCTTCGAAGGCTTTGGCTCTCGCCTCTGCCGTTTCTTTGGCTTCGCGGTGCCCCTTGGCTTCGGCGTTCAGTGCGGTGATTTTGGACACGGCCGACGGGGCGTCAAACGGTACATCCTTACCGTCATCGTGCGTGTAAACCGGCTTGCCATCCTGCACAACCACATGGCCTTGTTCGTCGAGCTTGAGTTTCATGGTGAGTCTCCGGGCATCCGCCCATTTGATGGGCCATCCGGCCCGGTACGGCGCTATCCATCCGGAATCGCGCCCATAAAAAACCCCAGCGAATGCCAGGGCTTGAATTTTGGGTATGAAAAAGCCCGCACTTGGCGGGCTTCGGTGTCTCTGGTGGGATCAGGTCAGTACAACCCGCTCGCCCTGCATGAAGCAAAGGGCACATAGCAGCTGCTTGGTGCCGCCGACAGCCTTACCGTCCTTGTACATCATGCCGATTTTGGTCTGAAACACCTCGGCACCGCCGCACCTGTGGCAGCGGATCATTGATGGCGGGCGCGGCATAGCGCGCAGACGCTTCATCGCCTTTTCCTTTTCGGTGTCAGGCGCGGGCGTTCCGTCGATAACGTGGAATTTCGGTTTGTCTGTCATGTGGCCATCATAGCCCAGCCTTGACGAACGCTGCAGCATCCCTTTCGCGCAATTCTTTGAGCGTAAGGAACTTCCCTCGGTCATTGTAGAAGTCGCCCGGCTTCAGCCCGCCATCGCGCAACAACTTGGCCCGATTAGGCCCAAGAATCTCGTCCTGTCTTGCTGCGCTCTGCCCCTCCAGCCATTCGCCGTATGACGTTGACCTCGGCACCTGTCCGTCCATGCTTGCCCGCGTGCTCTCGGGCAACCCCTTGGACAATCGCAGCTCTTCCCAGCCCTTGATGATCGGGGTTGACGTGCTGCGGCAGCAAAAGTGAATGCGGCCGGGGCCACTGAGCCACGGCACCTGGTGCCCCACCGGCTGGTGAGTGTCGTTGGTGTAGATCAGGCGATCGCGCAACCTGCACTCTTCAGAGGTTTTGTTATCCAGGGTGCTGAGCCATGCCACTTCAGATATCAGGTCATTGTTGGCCTTGTAGTGCGCGTCCCTCGCACCCTGCGCCGTGTGGCTGATGGCCGTCCTGACAACCGCCTCAACGTCCTTGCGGCTGCGATTGAGCAGGCCGTCCGCGTAGCCCTCCTCCTTGACACCCATCACCCGCCGGACAATCTGATCCGTGGTCTGGCCTTCGGTCATGCCGATTCTGATGCCGTTCCTGATCCGGGCCGCGCGGTCCTTCTCGAGGTCGCTCATCCACTCCTTGAGCAGCTTGCCCTGAAAGGGTCGAGCCAAAGCAATCTGGCGCACCTGAGCAAGGTTGGCGGTGTTCACAGAGACCGTTACCAGCGCCTCCTGAGGAATGATCGCGGTGAATAGCGCCTTCTGGTAGCCGATTTCGTAGGCTGCCAGCTCGCCGACCACTTCAATCATGGTTTCGCCGATTGAGGCGTAGATCGCCTTGTTCAGTTCCAGCACCGACGCCAGCACGGTGTTCATGCGCTGTGCAGTGTAAGTGTTGGTGCCAGCCCTCAGAATGGCTTCAATCAGCAGTTTGCGCAGATCGCCGTCGACGCTGTTCAGCAGCGAGATCATCTTGCGAACTTTGGCGTTGCTGAGGTGCTGCAGGTCGACCGCGTGGCCGATCGATGCCGACTGTAGCTGTTCGTTAACCGTTGCCATTTAGAGACCTCCCAGTGCCGGCCCCTGCTCCTCGATACGCTCTCTCTCTTCAGACCAGTTGAACTCGTCGCTGATGACGCCCCGGCGCTGCATTTCAGAGAACAGCGTTTCATGGCTCAGCAAGCTTGAGTTAGCCATGTTGATGAGGCTTGGAATGCTGGTTTCAGGTGCATAGTCGATATCGAAGTTGCCTTTGATCTCGACATGGCCACCTTCCGGCAAAGCGCGATACGCCGCCATGAGTTGAAGCACCTGAGCGACACAGTCCGCGAAGTGGTGAGCCATTCGCATCAGCGGGCTGGTCTCTTGGCTCGCATCCTCCTGCGCCTGGGTGGCCGTCTTCGTGCCGGACTGATCCTTGCGCAGCAACTTGGCACCGGCCATCCGCATTTCATCGATCAAGTCTTGCAGGGACTGGCGACCCGCTTCGATAGCCTTACCGCCATGCTCGACGAACTTCATGTCGGAATCCTTCGGCAGCACAGTGGCCGCCCCGGTACCCACAGTCAATTTGAACGGCAGTAAACTGCCGTTCTGGTCATAGTTTTGAGAGGGGCCAATCACCGCCAGCATTGGCACCCTGGCGACGTGCAGGATGTTGTCCTGATCGCTCTGGCTCTGCCAGTGCTTGATGTTGAGGTGGGCCAGTTCCATCATGAAAGGCTTCGCCCGCATCAGACCCACTCGCTTGGTATAGAACGTCACCAGCGGTATAACACCCAGGCTCGTGACACCCTTATCGTGCAAGACGTGCCCACCCTTGGCCTTGCGGTAAATCTTCCAGGTACCCGGCTCAAGGACACGGACCTGTTCAATCGTCTTGATACCAAACTCACCATCATCCTCGGTCACCACCTCAAGGTAGCGAACCTGCGTCAGCTTGGTGCCGTCATCACGCCAGCCGAGAATCTGCATAGGGTGGATCATGACAACGTAAGGGCGAAGGCCTGCTGCATCCTCTTCGGCCTTAGTGCGTACGCCTTCAGCCTTGGGGTACTCGACCAGGGCATGAGACAGCCCGTAAGAGAGCCCCATTCTGAACCAGTTAACGCCCCAGGCGCTCAGGTCGTTGCCCTGCCGGTCGATGTCCGATGCAAACACTTCCAGCTCGGGTGGCACGTCATCACCCACCTGAATGGGCTCGGCAAATACCCGATCCGTCATCGATGTGACGGTCTCGGAGTAGGCCGGGAACAGCGTGGCGACACCCAAGCGCGTGGCGTAGGCCTCGTCTTCTTCGGCTGGATGCTTGGGCAACAGGGCTTGACCAGCCTTACGCATGGCCAGCGTGCCGCCCATCAAGGGCTCAGTGATGGCCCACTCGGCACGCATCGCCGTGACTGCGTTGGATACGGCGAATGGGTCATTACTCATGGCTAGACTCTCAAAGGTTGGACGGTTGCGATGTTGTGAGTGATCGGGAAGCGCTGCACGACGAAGTAACCAAAGGCGTCTGCCGGGTCTTCCGTTCCGTCTTTGGCGGGGTCGCCCTGCTCGCTGTAAGCCTGCTGCTCGAGCACTTGCGTGGTATGCGGGCACTTGTCGGTATTGACCAGTAGCCGGCGCTCCCCTTCCCCGTTGAGGAACTGAGCGTTAACGGCCAGTACGCGATCGCGAACAAACGGGTTGGATGGGTTCACCTGCACGTTAAAGCCAGCCTGGCTCAGCAGCGCGTGATCAGACTCTGACCCATTGACGCTTTTGCGGTTCTTGCCGCTGGCGTCGGGATAGATCGTGATGTTGCGCCCGGGGTAGCGGGCCTTGATTGCCGAAACCATTGCCGGGGTATCAAAAAGCTTTGTGATTT